GTTTTAATTTAGAAGAAATATTATTCCTCTTCATCTTCTTCTTCTTCGTCGTCAACAATCTCTTCAATTTCTTCATCAGAAATATCTTCAAGATCATCTTCGTCATCATTAAAAACTTGATCTGCTACTCTAATCTTTTCTTGATCAAGAGCGTCAGTAAGTTTCTGCTGCATAATCTCATTGAATGTTGGGCCAGCATTAGCAAAGTCTTGGTCCATAACAGTGTTGATTAAATCTTCGATACTGCTCATAATTAAGCTCCTTGTGGGGGTTGTCTTTGAGGAAGCTGAGGAGAGTTGTCATTACCTGGTTGAATAATACTATCATACTCACCCTGACGGCCTTCATCATCCATCTGCTGTTTCATTTGTTTAATATTATCGTCATCCATATGTAGGACATTTTTCATTACCCATTCACGTGAGAAGTAAGAACCAACGTACTGCTGGATCTCATCCATTAACTGTAGACGGCCCATTAGCAGTTCGTTATTCTTTAGCTCTGTGAAGTGGTTGTCGCGCGCATAGTCGACAACAATATCATTCTTCCACTCATTCCAATCATCTTCTGTAATGATCTGCTTTAGAATCAGTTGCTTTTTGAGAATGTTGTAGAATAGGTGGTTAAACTTAGCACGAAGTCTGTCGATAAATTTCTGGAAGGATAATTCATCTCTTGAGATTTCTGTGGAACGACCAAGAGAGAACTGAGCCTCTTGCTCAAGTCTATTGATAGGAACGTTGAGGGATCTGTACAGTCTCTTCTGGAAGTAGATAATGTCTTCAATCTGGCCTAGGTTATCACCACCCGGAAGTGTTGTAATCTCTGTCCCTCTGCCACCTTCACGACGAGGTAGCCAGAAGTCTTCAAGCATTGACATATGCTTACGATCGTCACGAATAGCACCTGTCTGAGCATCGTACACCAGCTTGTTACGATACTTCGACATAATACTTTTCATGTACTCCTCAGCCTTACCCTTAGGAAGGTTGCCAACATCAATGTAGAATATACGGCGTTCAGGAGCACGAGCAAGACGATAGATGACAAGTGAGTCTTCCATCATACGAAGCTGGTTGATTGGCTTTAAAGCCTTTTGTAGATACGAGACAACCTTTTGACGGTTCTCATCCAATAGTCCAGATGTAACATAGCTAACAGAGTCAGCACTAAGTTTTACACCAGTGTTGGTTTGGCCAGGCTTATCCTGGAAGATGTAGAATTCATCTACCTTTTCGATAATAGATGCACCTGTCTGCTGATCTTTTTTCTTCTGGATCTGCTTAACTTTACGAACCTTAGCAGCATCAATTGGACGAATCTCTTGAATGCCTGCCTTAAGGTTCTTCTCATCTACGACTAGGTGGTGATACATTCTTCCGTCAATGTACCAGCGCTTGAACATATCATGACCCATTTCCTGAAAGTTCATCATGGAAACGATGTTGTCAAACTCTTCTGTAATAGACTTTTTAATGTTGTCAGCAGCTTTAACTTTGTCTAGAACAAGAGTGACAGACTGCTCATTCTCGTTAGCGACAATTGCTTCATTGACAATATTTTCAACCGCCGCATCAACTTCTGGGTGGGTTGAGACTGCTCTATACTGTTTAATTAATTGGTGGTCATCTTTAACGTTTGTATCACCATTAATATCAACATATGTCCCATAGTGAGCCGCAGATGCTGTGACATATCCAGCACCGTCTTCATCGACTGGTGGAACAATTGATGGTAGTAATGGTTTTTCAGTACGTGTAGCACGCTTAATCTGAAAACCAAAAATATTTAAACCTTCATCAGCCATATTAATTCCTAACTAGTGGGGGAAGGGCCGAAGCCCTTCCCGAGTATTTAGATTAGCTAGTTGTGTCAGAAGTCCAGTATTGAACCTGGAACTCAACTGTAAATCTTTCAATTTCATTCTCTGCTGCATAAGAAAGATCAATTGGGGAGACTGCTGTTGGGAAGCAACCCTTGAAGGTATACTTCTTGAGCACAGAACCATCCTTATCAAGCTGCTCAACAATGAGGTCAGACTGATAAGAGATTGGGTTTACCAATCCAGTGTTGGCACTGTGAGCATTAATTCCATTCATCCAACGTTCCATTGCGTTACGGATTTTGAAATCTGTATCGTTAATGATTGTTGGAGTCCATGAATCAAATGTGCGGTCTCCTGCGATCTTTAGCTGACGGCCGCGGAATGGAATAACAATCGGAGTGATTGTAGAACCGGGTAGCTGTGCAGCTTCGCAAAGGAACGATGTTAATTCTGCATCGCCCCCTGCATATCGTGGAAAGTTGATTGTCGCTTTGAACAGGTTAGGTCTAGCGCCACCACCACGTAGTTTTGACTTGAAATCGTCAACTCCTAGAATAGCCATTGTATTTCTCCTTTGACGCTATTATACTGTGCCGACAACTTCTTCAAACTCAACACCAGTTCTAACAGCTACGAAGTTTAGAGTTACGTAGTTGATTGAACGAGCTGGCTTGATGAAGATGGTAGCGATGAATTCATTACGATCAACAACTGCTGGTGTGTTGTTTGTTTCGTCGCAAACTACACGGAAGTCTGTGATACCACGACGACCCTGCACTTCACGTAGGAACGGTTCAACAATATTAACAAACTCTGCACGAGTAAATTCATCGTTGAATTCAAACAGTACGTTTCTTGCTGCGAGAGAAATCGCTCTTTCTAGAACCAAGAACAGACGGCGTACGTTGATACGATCGAATGCGGAAGGTCTTAGAAGGTTAGTCTTATCACCAAATAGAAGCACACCTTCACCAGGAATGTTTGCGACAGGGTTGATAGACGCTTTATATAGAGTGTCTCTTTCAGCCTTTGTTGGATTATAAGCAAGACCAGTAATGCCTAGATATGCACCACGACGAGAACCTGCAGGTGAGAACCATGGGGCCGCATTGAGGTCAGTAGCTGCCATTATACCTGCGGTAGAAGATGCTGCTGGGATAAAGCGATACTTATCGTTATACTTATCATACACTTTCAACCAGTTATTGTCTTTAATTAGGAAGCTGCTTGATGTGTAGTCAAATGTCGATGCTGCAATGTCAGCATTAGGTGTGGCAGTACCAATTACCTTAATGCGGGCTGGTGAAGCTACAACAACGCAATCCTTACGAGTTGAGCTAGCGATAGTAACCAAGTTGTTAACAACTGTTGCATGGTCAGCTTGAACAGTGACGGCAGGAGCAATTAGGAAGTCAACCGTTACAGTATCTTTATCTGCAACTAGATTGTAGCCTGTAGCAAAGTTGCCGGCAGTTAAAGCAGCACCGTTAGCACCACTGTCGAATGATCTTGTTACATTGGCATCGTTAGATCCATCGTAGAAGTTTTCACCAGAGGTCATGCTTGTACCAGCTGATGATGGGAATCCAGAACCAAATCCAGCTAGATAAATGTAGCTTGACTTGTTGTTGATTACATCCTTAATATAATTAGATGCACCTTCGGGTGTCTTGGCATTTGATGCAAGTGAAACATATCCAAATGTTTCAAGCACAGTACCACGAGTACCAGATATTAGACCATCCTCGTCGACAACAACAACATGCATCTCATCATTCTTGGCATTTTGGGTAAGAGCCCATATGGATGAACGAGGCGATCCATCGAATGATGACTTATATGTCCAAGCATCGTAAGCAGAATCCGCATCAGCTGCGCCTGCGGAATCGCCAGATACTGGGCAGAAAGAAATTCTTAAGCTGTTGCCAAGAGTGCCTGGGTATTTTGCAATAAACATATTACCGGCACTGTCAAGAGAAGCTTCGGTGTTATCGAAGTTGGTGCTATTCTTAATAAGTGGAGTAGCGCCAGCTACAGTATCACGTGCGTTAGTTGCGTTAGAGCCAACCATACGAACGGTTTGTAGAGAGCTTGAATATTTTAAGAAGTATGCAGCAGATAGAAAATCGACTGCGCTTGAATCGGTTGGGGTTCCAAAAGTCGCAGCAAGGCTCGCTTCATTGTCGATTAAAGTGGCTTGCTCAACTGGGCCCCAGCGAAAGTTTCCAACAATTGCGCCAGTAGTTGATTGGACGTTAGGGACAACGCCAGATAGATCAACTTCTTTAACAACAATCGCTGGTGACTCTGAAGGAGTAAAAATTGCCATGACTGTTTCCTTTACCAGTGTTCTAATTATAAGTTAACCATTATAAGGTTATTTTCAATTGACATTATTTATAAGATTAGTAATTTAGTAAATCATTACGCCAATCTTTGTCAACTGACCATACACTCTTAGGATCAACAATTGGTTCTGGATCATCATCTAATCCATCTTCGATAAAGCCGAAGGGAACAACATCATCTTCGATTTCTTTCATACGATTCTCAAACATAACCTGTTTGAGATTGATATCAGTTAGTGTTGCAAATGATGTTTGAACAGCGTAGTATCCAAACATAACAAGATTCATCATTAAGTCATCGTGGTTGCCTTCTGATGCTTCAAAGCTCTGTCCGTGAGCAATAAATGTAGACATCTCAAGAATTGTTTGAGCATCCTGCACGTGTAGCTTCTTGTTCTCAACAATATCCTTAATCGCTGAACAACCAATCCGCTTAACTTTCTTGTTCATCTCGACACCAAGCCTAGACTTTACAGCAGACTCCATATGAACATTTTCATACTCAAGATCATTGTAGAGACCATTTAGCACTAGCCCACCTTGATCGTTAGCTTCAACAACTACATATGCTTCATTGTAAACCGTAGCATACTTGAAGATGATGTCTGGAAACAGTAGCGGCGAGATGCGGTTGTTTCGATATACGGCGACCTGTTTGAATGGCCGCGTACTGATATCAATCACGTTGAAAGTTGAGTAGTCTTGATCTCGACCCTTACTAACGTCCACCGTCATAATATAGTTGTGGTCTTTTACTGTATCTTCATATACAAGAAGAGTGCCACCTTCTAGGATACGCGTTGGGTTGTTCGCTCTTTGTTCAAGTAACGACCATGCAGCAATAAGAGTATCACCTGTTCCAAAGAATGTGTTCCCAAATTCTTGGTCAAACTGTAGCTGTGAAGTGTTACCAATAGTTTCTTCTTTCCACTTCTGATCACGGCCGGGAACGTCCCACCAATCTACACGGAAAGGTTTAAACTGATTGGTTCCTTGAATAGCACCTTCCCAGATCTTATGGAACATGTTACCAATACCATTAGCAGTAGAGGTAATGATAACTTTAGTGTCCTTACCAGATGAAATAACGGGATAGGTTGATGTATAGAATTCTGCTGCGCGTTCAACGAATGCAAATTCGTCAAGGTAAAGCAAGTTAACAGACATACCACGAATTGATGAGCCAGAAGTAGCTGCCGCAATAATTCTGCTGTTGTTAGAAAATTCTATTGAGCCTTTGTTAAGAGCTTTACATCCAGGCTGTAAGAAGAATGGAAGGTTCTCAAGCATCAGCGTAACGCGTGCAAGCATTTCGCGAGCGGTCGCACCTTTGTTAGCTAGAACAGCAATTGTCTTGTCAGGATGGAAGATTGCAAACCAAAGAAGATACGCAACAGATGAGATGGACTTCCCAGACTGACGACACGCAAGAACAATGTTGAAACGATTCTCATTGAAGTGACCAAACATTTTTTCCTGATAAGGATAAAGATCAAACGGCACTAGACCTCTGTCAAGAGAAATAACTTTACAATACTTCTTTGCAAAGTATGCTGGATCTTGCATGCATCGTGCATACTCGAGAACCTGCTCATGAGTAAACTGTTGTACGATACCATCACGCTTAACATTGATGTTGCCTAAGTATGTGTCATTCATCTTTGCGATAGTCGCTTATATCAATCACGTTAGGATCTTTTGGTTTTAATTGATCCATTAACATCTTCTGTAAATCGGTAGTAGAACCAACAAATAGGTTATTGTTTGTCACAGGTGTGCCAGGTAAAGCTGGCATGCCTTTTGATCTAATATCTTTTTTCTTCTTATGAAGATCTAGCAGGTTGTTTGTAACATCTGCCATTGTCTTCATTGTAGTTGCAAGCACTTCGAAGGCTCTTGGATGCTCGGTGGCTCTAGCGACCTCCATCATTTCATCCATTGCTTCTGAACCTTTTGCGATAATATCATGATATGTCTGACGAGCATACTCAAAGTCATTATCTACATTGCCGTCTGAATCATTCATGTTATGCACTATCAAATGTTAAATCAATTGTTGTTGTAAAACCGTAATCACTATCTGGTGAAACGTTAAATGGATTAGGCACCACAGTTATTCTTTCGACGTACGAATCCGTTCCATCAACATCTGACCCAATAGTATATACATCTGTATTAGCTTCTCTGATAATCTTACCAATTGATGTTGGACCGTAGAAGTTGATTTTCATTTCAAAATCTAATGTATAGATGATTGTTCTTCTCTGTTCCATTGCACCTTCGTAATCATCAGTGAATGAAATGTTGTTTAAAATGACTGGAACATCTTCTTTAATAGTTGGAAAATCTGCTAGTGGTTTAATAGTAATACTGTATTGTGGGTTAAAGAATGGAATGATTTGTTCAACTACCTGCAAAGCATCATCTTGAGATTTTGTATAGATGTTTAGTTGAAACTGGATATTGTATGGTGTTGGAGCATAAAACTTCGTACGGCTCGTGTTACTAGAAGCCATATTAATATTATTCGTCTTTGCGAGTTGTCTAGTTGGATCATATGCCATTGATGTTATTTCAAATGACATTCTTGGTAGCTTGATTGCAACCTTTGTGTCCTGATCTAGATCTGGATTCTCAAGGAGACGTTCCATATACTTACGCTTAGGTGCATATGATAGAGGGACCTTGATAGTGCTCACAGCATTGTTGCTGCTATCCTTACGCATAATGTAAATGTCGTTGAATAGCTTACCGAACAAAGCAACAGACTTTCTGATACGTTCGTGGTAATAATATGTACCAAACATTAGCTGTTCTCCAAATTACCAAACGGATTAGATTCGGTGAAATCTATAAAGTCGTCTTCATTATTGAAATCTTCATTCTGAGCGCCGGGAGCATTTAGCTGCTCGTTTACAGCTATAACCAGGCGGCGAATTGTATTACCATCGCTATCTGCTGAAAGAATAACACGAGAAGTGACAAACTCATGGAAATCGCTGTCATCTGAACCCATATGAGCAATTGATATAATATTGTCAGAATCGTTATAATCGACAATATCGCCAGACACAATAATGCCATCCGCCAACGTTTGAGAAGCTGTGTTGCCAATTACGAATCCTCTTGCTGCTGAGTCTTGTAGAGTGAGCTTTATGAGATAACCAGTCTTTTCAATACTGTTGATAGGATCAATGTATGTGTCAAAGTCTTCATCGTTGTACTCAAACTTCTCACAACGCAGCTTATACGTTGGAAGGTTACTCAGCTGATAGAAAGGCTGCTCATGCTCAACGTGCATAATCTCAAACAGAGTGTTGCTCAGTGAGAGATATATTAGATCACCTTCGCGAGGACGATCGCCCGTGATCTCATTATCGTAGCGCTTTACAGTTTGAGTCCATCTGCGTCTTGCAACAACAAATGTGGCTTGATCTCTTAGCTCAACACCAAACTTAGTGAAGATATCGCCCTCACCATCAAACCCTTCCGGATTGTCGATATACATTTCAATCTTATAAGCTGAGTTAAAGCGTGATGGAATATCATCTGCAAAGATTGGATTTTTATTGACAATATCTCTAGGGAGATAATAAACATCCTGGCCATACATCTTCAACGATTCTATAACGATATCCTCGTATAGATTCTGCTCTGATCTAACCTTTTGACTGAAATATAGATTAGTGGCCATGTTATCCTACAAAGAAATCGATTGGCATCTCATGAGTTAATCTCATGTCTGACATAATCTGCTCTAACTCAGCGGTTGCATCTTCATAGAATTGACGACCATTTAGCGTGACGCCACCTGGTAATTGCACACCTTCAAACTTCATAAGGTTCATACCCCACTGTTGCTTGATAAGAGCTGTGGTATAATCCTTCATGAAGGTGTCGCTCCAGACAGAGCTGTAGGTAGTTGGGCTAATCTTAGCCAACACTTCTGCTACGATAAAATCGTCTTTCTTAACATCACCATCAACAAAGTCGCCGTGCACGTATAGTCTGTTCTGGCGTCTTGAGAAGGTTGTTTGAGGTGTGCCATTAAGCTGCATATCAATTAAGGAAATATACTGTTGAATCTGATCGTAGTATGCAAGGTCACCAATATAACTATGCATGTCTGTGATATCGTTCAACGCAAGCTGATACTTAATGTCAAAGAAGTTTCTTGATGCACCTACACCAGTCGAAATCGGAAACAGCTTTGTAACATAGATGATGCTAGGATCTAAGCTAATATAACCATTACTCAGATCAGAGTCGGTTACTTGGTGCTTTAGATATGTACGAAGAGTGCCTTCGGAGTGGTAATCATGATACTTGGATAAAGCATCATCAACCTTATCTTCAATTTGATCTGGATCAACGTTGATCTCAATCACTGGTGAACCCAGTCTACGAAGGCAATAATCGATGAGACTCTGTCTAGATGTTGGAATAGCCATATCAATACCTTTTAATTGTGTTGTGACTATTTATAACATTTAATTAATCATCATCGTATAAGAATAGATCTACAGGGATTGCTAGTCTCATCGTTGCATCGTATCTACGTACGTGGTGGTAAAGGAACCCTGGAAATATGATAATGTCACCAGTCTTAGGCATGTACACTGTTGGTTCAAACTGTGGCTGAAACTCTAAACTGTATCCACGATTAGCGTTTGTTCTAGGATCAGTTAACACAAGCTCGCCACCACGATCATCATGCTCACACATGATATAGAACACAGCTACAAACGGAGACCCAGCGTGGTTATGCGTCTCCATTGAG